GTTGGATCTGGAGTAGTATTAGCATGGAATTTTTCTTTTGCATCAAATTCCTCCTCCATGTCTCCATATACTACTTCATGTGCACCATCATGGCCGTGGTCGCCGTCATAAGAAATATCATCAGGTTGGTCAATTCTATCAAGTTGACTTAATAGCTCGCGCATACTCTGCTGTTTATCATCGTCACTAAATGCGCCTACTTGATGTTCGTTATTGTAATCTTCTTTTGGCTCACTTGGGGGTAGCATTGTTACTGGTACTACGTGACCTTCGTCAAGACTTTTAATTTTTTTATATAGATCTGTAAAGTTCATATTATTTTCCTTTAGTCTTAACTGGGTTATTAAGGCTGTTTTTTGTTTTGGCAGCATATGGTGTTAGCTGTACTTTCTTGGTGCCAAGAGTACTAGTCATCCCTTTTTTATCTGTAGTACGACTTTGTTCTGTTTGCTCTTTTTCTTTTTTTGCCTTAGGGTACATTTGATCATGCACACCAGTATATGGCTGTAATTTTTTTGGAGTCTTAGATAATTCTTTCAAAAAACTACCAATGTGTTTGTCGCCAACTAACTCTTGATTGTTAGTATTTTCGTAGTCTTTTCCAAGAGCTTGTTCAACTTTTGGTTTATTAATTTCTAATTCAGCTTCTTCTTTTATATTTCTAACTTTTATAGAGCTATGTGCAAGTTTCATTGTTTCTGCAATTCTAGCGCGAATTTCGTCTGAAGTTGTTGGATATTCTACAATAACATCAAATACAGTAACACTGATATTTTGTTGTTCAGGGAAGTCAATTTGCATTTCTTGAATTGGAGTACTTTTACCTGCTGAACAGTTAACAACGCTGTATCTTGCCAGTGCTTCTTTAATTTTTTTAGGAAAATCAGCAGGCAATTTTCCTGCAACTTTTACTTTAAATTCGTATGTTTGTTTGCTTTCTAGCAGATATTCTGTAAATGATTTCATAGTTAAATCCCGATAGTATATTTATTTCATATTCTTTAAACGTTCGATTAAGCTATTACGATCAGTAATAATAACGCCGTCGCCTTGTATACTAACACCTTCATCAGGGTTAGTATCTTGGTCTAATTTTTGTTTCTTAAGTTGCAATTCAATCATCTTAAGTTTTTTGTCAATCTTAGCGGCTTTGGCATCTATAGCGTTTTTAAGCATGCCGCCTGCAACTTCAAAAATACGCCCGCTATATCGTGCTTCTACGTTCATGCCTAAATCCATTAGGTCATCGTAAGCATCAGTGGCACGCTGTGCAAGAGCATCAAATTCAGAATCACTAATGTCCCCGAGTCCGGTTACTTGTGGCAATGCCGCTGATATTTTATCAAACTCGTCAATATTACGAATGAACGGTTTAGCTACTTCAGCTTTGGCTTTTTTCTTTTCTTCTTCCTTGACAAGTTTTTTACTTTCAGGAAGATTGAGTATTTCTTCAAGTTTTTTAGTCATACAATTACTTATGCTTATGTTTGACTGAATATATCATTTTCATTGACTATACGAAATTTTATACCCTGTTGATTACACCACAGTTGAGCACTAGCCCACTTGGCTTGATTCTTAATAAACTGTGCTTGATTGTATTTGTTTTTGCCCACACGTTCTAATATACTTTGACTAGCAGGTTTAATTTCAATTAGTTCAGTATGCATTTTAAGATTTTTATCAACATATTGTATAAAGAAATCTGGAACGTAAATAGTTTGACGGCCTGTTAACGGATCTCTATAAGGTATCTGTACTGCTTCGCTTGCCCATTTTTGAACACTTTCATTAGTATCACAAAATCGCATAAATTGCCATTCCCAGCTAGATCTATATATAGGCATCTTAGTTCCTATATATTTTTCTGGATGGGATATTGTAAATTTCCCGCGAGCAAATTTACTAGGCATATTATACTAAAATATTACGGCTTTCGTAATCATCTACTAAAGGCGCTACTCTATAACCTAACAAACTAGTCTTTTCTCGATAGGCATTTAAGATCTGTGCAACTACTTGGCTTAGTTGTATGTCGGTTAACACTTTTAGAGTATCTAATAACTTAAACACACTAATGTTGTCTAAACGTGCTTGATTTAATAATACTATGCTTGTTGATCTTGCGCTTTCAACATCGAAGCCTCGTTTTTGAAAAAACCCTACAACTGCATCAATTTGATTGCTTGGAAAACTTACCTGATGAACAAAAAATTTATCAAAAAATTGTTTAACTTCAATTAAACTATCTGTTGGTTGGGTTACTGGAACATTATTTGTCATAAATTTCTCTGGCTAGCGGTAGTAGTTTCAGATGTATTATTTGATTGGGGGAAACTAACCCCTTGAACGCCGGATACACCGGCTGTTTGATTAAGATTAGTAAATGAAGAATTTCCGGGGGTACCTGCAGGTGTTAATTCTTGAGTGTTTTGATATGTATTAATTGTAGTTGTTAAATTTTGTAAAAAAGAAGTTGCATTATTAGTCACATTTCCTGCGTTAGTAAATGATGGACTTGCAGATATTTGACTAGCTGAGCCGGTCAACGGGCTAGGTGAATTATCATAGTGCTCAACAGCAAATCCTTCAATAGCATCGTTGTTAGTTGAATTACCAGCGCCGTCAACTTTAGTTACACTGCCTTGATCATATGCAACTGATTCAAATAAGATACTTGCTGTATTATCTCGAATTTTATTGTCTGCATAATCTAGTTTTGCGTGGTCCCACATACTTATTAATGGATTAATTAATTTGTAACTAACATATTCATGTCGAGCCATTTGATAAATTGTTATATGGTTAAAAAATGGAAGGGTACTTTTATTATCGTAGCCAAATGGAGTTTTAATAAATGTAGATCTTTTAGTAGCATTTCTATTATAAGCGCCTGGTACATTTGCACTATTAAAATCTGCATAGTAATAACTAAAATAATTCTGCCATAGATTATTAATTACACCCATGTTGTCATCGTGAAACGCCATACTTATTGCTTCAAATTTATAAGAATTTTGAACAACTTTTTTTCTATTATATTGATTTAATACTTCTGTACCTATTATAAATTTAGGTAAACTACAACTTTTAACCAACATGTTAATTTCATTTTTATGTCTTTGCACTAAATCAATACTTCTTAATGCTGCCGGATTTATACTAAATGATACATGAAACTGAAAACTAAATTTAGGTGCAAGCCTAAATTGATCGTCAGTAAACATCCTTGCGGCATGTCTCTGATCCCGAAAGGTAACAGCTGAATTAGATCGTAAAAGGTAAGTTGGAGTAAAGGCCATAATAATATTTATTAAAATAATTAACTGGGCATATTATGGCTGTTCAATAAAAAACCCACCGTAGTGGGTTTTTATTAGCTACCTAATGTATTAGTTCCACGTGCTGGCGCTTTACCAGCAAATCCTGGTGTACCAAAGCCTGCACTTGCTCCAACTTGTTGAGCATTATCGTATACAATTGTTAGGGTAATCATCATAGGACCTTGATCTTTATATGCTAGTTTACCGTAATCTACTTTTTGTACATAACAGCCATATATTTCCCAAGTTTCAAGAACTGTAGGAGTAGTTGCACCATTGCCGCCATCTAATTGCTCAACACGCATGGTAAACTTATAATCTCCACCTGCTGCCGCTGAACTTTGTTCAAAGAAGTCAAATTGTTTCTGCATCTGTTCGCCAACTAATTTACTTACTGCACCGGTGACATCGTCACGTAGACTGCATGATAAACCAGTCCATTTTGGCTTGCCAGCATAGTGGATTTGACTATTGTAAATATCAATAGTTTGATCAGTAAAGTCAACGCTAGGTTTACTTACATCTGCAACTTGTTTTGTTAGTTCAGTAGTACTACCGCTTACTCCAAAGTTTTCAAACATTACTCTAAAACGATATTGTAATTTAGGCATTAACATGCCTTGTGTACTAGCACTTTGATCGCTAGCTAGTGGTACTGTGAATCTTGATAATGATGCAATTGACATTTATATTCTCCTAATTATTTACTAAGGCCAGCAATTTCGCCTGTATTCTTCAAGCGTAACGGAATGTAGATAAACTCTACAGCCTTAACTGGCTCAATAGCAATGTCTAGATAAAGCTCTGATCTGTCAATTCTTGCTGGAGTATTATTACTTGTATCACATACAACTAGATAATCATACAAAGCACGTTGACCAACTAACTCGAGTAACAAGTTTTCTGCCGCTTGTTTAATTTCATCGCGTGTAATTTTATCGTTTGGTTCAAAGATATATGGTTTAGCTAATTGGCCAAATTGTCTACGTAGATAAATTACCAATCTTGCTACATTAATTCGATCTAATGCACTTGCGTTTTTAGCACGAGTATATTGACCATAGTTAACAAGTCCTGTACCTGTGATGAACGATAACGGATTAACTTTAATGCTGGCCAGTGTATCTCGTTGGCCAGTATTTAACGCTACTGATTGGAATTCGCCTTCCATAGTAACATAACCAACTGCTGTTGCATTAGTAATGCCGCCACGGCGTGTACCAGCTGGTGCAAACCAAGGATAGCTTACATTATCGCTTAGAGCGATAGTGCGTAGCATCATGTGGCTTGGTGGAACAACGACGTTGTTGCCAATATTATCGCTAGTATATCCCCATGGATAGAAGAATCCTAAGTATTCGTCAAACGATACTAGTCCTTGATCGTTATCTTCAAGTGCTAAATTAAGGTTATTACCCCATTTGCTTAAACTAGTAGCATCTGGTGTTAGTCTTGCAGGAGTATCTCCAATTACAAATGCTGAGATTCCGCGATCGTAATTTAAACTAATCATTTCACCTACTAGTTCTGGATATCCTGGAGTTGCAAGTAAGTTAAAAATACGTGATTCTGTATCGCGGATCTGTTGATTACTGTTAACAAGAGCTTGTAGAGCTTGGATGACAACTTTACGTTGAGCTTTACGTCCAAATGTGCCTGCTCCGTTTTCTTGATTAGCGGCTATGCTGACCCAACGATCTGGATAGTATGATGACATCAATGTATTGCTTTGACGTGGATTACGTGCAGTTGTATCTACATATCCTCTCATATATTCTTTTACATTGAATCCTGATCGACGTAGGTTCCATAACAACATGCCTTTTGGATATAGAGCTGGATCAGGTGCATCAAAGTCTAAGAAATTACTGCTTAATAGATCTTTGATAGTTGATGCTGTAGCACCAGTACCTGTAGTATTCCAACGTGCATCGTGGAACACAATACCATTCTGTGTTGTTTGATCAGCAGTGTCTACGCTAACCCACTTTTGATTCGCGTAGTCATATTTGTATAACATTGGGTAATTTTCAGTATCACTAGAATCAATCCAAAGATCGCCATTAGCCAATGCTGTTCCGTCACTTTGTAATGTTGGTTTTGTAGCACTTACAATAGGACCTGCTGGGTCACAAGTTGTACCACCACCACCATTTTGTGTATAATTCAAATAACCAACCCAAGTTGTGCCATTATTAACCATAATATCTACTTCGTCAACAATACTGCTGTACCATAGTTGGCCGTCTGCAGGTGTCGTACTTGGAGCAGTATCTGACTGAACATATGCAGTATTGTATAGATTTATTGGTTGCCATAGACTTGCTGTATAGTGTGTTGCAACACCATCTGATGATGCATAATAATTTACAGTAGTAGTTGTAGAGAACATCTTACTTAAAGGTGTATTAGTTCCGTCAGCAAATTGCATTGATCCGCCAGCAGTATGTGTAAGTGTAATGCTGTAGTCAGCATTTAACGTAGCTGTAATTAATGTTCCGGCCAATGCTGTTTGAAATGCTGTTAAGAATGCATTGTAATCATGGGCGGCTGTGCTATTATCAGCGGAGAACGATACAGTAACTGCATTAGTTAATGTACTGCTTCCAACTTGAGTTACAGAGACTGTAAAGGTGTTTGTACCTGATGTAAATGTACTAGCAGTAATTGAACTAGAAGTAATTGTTGTTGCTCCGGCTGCTCGACGTGCATAAACTTTAAAGTCTGGAACGCCTGGAGTGCTACCGCTAACATTAGATTTAATAAAGATAGTTTCTTTTGCCAAATTGATGCCGCCACCTTTTGGATCTAAATTATACAAAGCTGTTTGACTGTCAGGATAGATAGGTGCTGTTTGTATTACCCACTTACCAGTAATTCCATTGTAACGTTTAACTACCCAATCTGCTCCGTAGTTTGGATTTGTTGTCTTAACCCAGATAGAACCCGTTGGATATCCGTTTACTGATGATAAATTATCAGCAGCCTTATAAACAGGTACTGATGTGTGTGCGCTAATAGTAGTTGCTGGAGCTTTATATGTTCCCGCAGTAACGCCTGCAGGAGTACATGCTGTTCCTGAAATTGCAATGTCAACACCTGTCGAGTACAATTGCAGTGTGTTATTTACGGCTGCGGCTGTTATTCCTAATGTAGTAACTCCGGTAGTTCCGTTGATAGCACTAACTAATCCAGTAAGCGTAGTAACACTTGTTAATGTTACACTAACAGTATTAATCGTTAAAGTATTGCTACTAAAT